CCCTGAAGAATGGGCTGCACGAACACCTATGCAATCAACAAACATGTATAACATGGCAATCGAAACAGCCCGTCAAATCTGTTTTCGCTGCCCAGTAATGGATAAATGCTTGAAGGTAGGAATGTTTGAAGATTACGGAATTTGGGGTGGAACTACACCTAAGCAGAGGCAGAAACTCAAACTTGAGCGAACAGACTAATCTTTATCTTTACGCAAAGGATAAGTAACAACCCACAAACCGATACTGCCTAAAATACAGTAGCCGATAACTGTTTTGGCTGTGCCTTCTAACACAATCCAGGCAATCAACATGCCGAGCAAAGTCCACAGCTGATTGACAATATCTTTTAGAAAGTTCATTCTTTCGTTCTCCTTGTTTTCGATGATCCATTACTTGTTGAGCCGCTAACTTGTGAGCCTGCGAATTGGCTTATCTGAGTTAGAACTACTGCTGCAACAACTTCCTTCTTGGCTTTGGCACGAACTTCAGGACTCATGTCTGCACCGACATTTCCCATAAAGTTGATGGCATTAGTTAAAGCAACAATGCTCGCCCCAAAGACTGGGATGTTGGCGATGTTTTCGGGAACTTGAATGTCATCGGCTTGAGCTTGCTCCATCAAGTTATCTAATAACGCTTGATGTTCTTCAGCAGGGCTTAGAACAGGCTCAGGCTCAGGGGTTACAGGCTCGACAACAGGCTCGACAGGTATTTCAGGTATAACAACAGGCTCAGGGGGTAAAACAGGCTCTACGGGCGTTACAGGGACTATTTCAGGCACATCAGGGACAACAACAGGCTCAGGCGTCACAGGTTCAGGGTCAGGCGTTACAGGCTCAACAACAGGTGGTTCAGGGATGACAGGCGGCTCAGGAATAACAACAGGAATAGTCGGTTCAGGGATAGGGATAACAACAGGAATAGTCGGCTCAGGAATAGGCACAATAACAGGAGGCTCAACAACAGGTGGTTCGGGTGTTACAGGCTCAACAACACTAGTGCTAAAAGCCGATTCAGGGACAACAGTTTGACCTTCTTCAGCATCCCAAAACAAGTGATTACATGCCCCGCCACCATACTCATAAAACCAAGCATCAAACTTCTGAGAAACACTCTCAATCATCTCAACCTGCCCTGAAGCAGGAGAACAACCCTTCAAACTCCAAGCATCAATCACAGTCACATCATCGAGCGACAGATAAAATCCGTCATCACTCCAGTCAGTAAAAGTAATTACACCTGATCTAGGAGAAGTGATAAACCCTGAATAATGAACTAAAACAAAATCTGTTTGACATCCTGCAACAACCCCCGCATATTGAGCATCAAAATCTGAGTCTATGTTAGGCACTGAAGTCCAGGCTGATTCGCATAAAGTGTAAGGTTGTCGGTCAGGGAGAGAGTCTTGACTAAAAGTATAGACATCAACACGAAGCGAGTTAGGGTCAGCTTGTGCGACAGTTAAAGGCCAGAAAGCAAAGATTAGGCTAAAGAAAACTGAGGCAAGAAACTTGAGTTTCATTACTTCTGCTTAGGTTCAGGCTTCACATTCTTTAACTGCACAGACTGTTGGAACGCAGCGTTTATCTCATTCTGAGTTAGTTTCCCATCTTCAAGGAAAGCGAGGCTTAGGCGTTCAATAACTTTAGCGACAGCCAGAATCCCGCCGATAGCAGCAGCAGTAGCAGGCGCAACCCCACCAAGTGAACCTGCACCAATAACACCGAGAGCAGAAGCAACAAAGGTAGCGAGCACTCTCAATAAAACATTTCCGATTGACTTCATAATTATTCCTTATTTGCGAGAATGTGTTTCAGCGGGTCAAGTAGATCGTCATAGGCTGACAGATGAATTTGCGGGTTGCTGTGAGAAGCATTAGCTTTACCGATAGATAAATGAAGGTGAGCACCTGTTGAGGCACTTCCTGACTTGTATTTACCCCCGCCGACTTTGCCGAGAACTGTTTCACCTGCAACAACTTTGTCACCCTTCTTCAGGTCTGACTGTTTAGCCAGGTGAGCATACAAAACCCACATAGAGTCTTTAGTTGATTGCACAATAAACCAACCTAAAACATCTGACCATTCGTTAAGGAAGATTGTGCCATCAGTTATAGCGTGAATAGGGGAGAGTTCTGCTGGATGCCAGTCTTGACCTCTGTGCGGCCTACCGTTACGGTATGGGGCTAGATTACCGAATTCATCGCCACGAAGTTTAGGGGAAAAGGGTTCAACATATTTAGTCATAACCCAATTCTAAATCAGGTGATGTTATTCGTTTAGAGCTGTAATCTGCTCTTGCACTGCAACGATTGCTTGCTTGATGACTTGAATGTTTGCTGTTAGGCGTTGCACTTCATCATCATTACCGAGAGCAATGTTTACTGTTTTGGCTTCTTCATTATGCCAACCTTCAACATTCAACTGTTCGAGTCGAGTGTTTAGGGTTTGTAGTTTATATTCGTTGCTGACATCAAAATCTGACATTATGCTGCTCCTAGTGTTGTGATTGTTCCTGATGAACCCCTATATTTTAGAGCTCCTGCTTCAACATACAAGATACCGCCACCGACAGGGTTTGAGGTAGGCACTGCCGAAGCGTTAGCGATACCGATTACTGCTGTTCCACCACCGACCGAACCTGTTGCCGAACATAACTGCATATTTCTGTTACCAAGCACAGCAATAGTTGTCAAACCTGTGGTTGATTGTAGGTTAGGGGTTAAGACACCTTGTGTTGTTGAGATTGCTCCTGCTGATGTTACTAAAGCTACTGTTCCAGCTGCCGAGTTTTGCCATTCTTGTAGGTTTGCTGACTGAGAAGCCGCAGCACGAACCACAGCACCAATTTGTGTTGATGATGCAGCAGCAACATTTAGAGCAGCAGAAAACTCTGTTATAGTTCTAACTTTCAAATTTCCTGTATTACCAAAGGCACTTACAACTGCTGCACTACTTTGTATTTGTAATAAGTCAACCGACTGACCTGATGCACCTTTTACGACTAAAGGTATGACTGCTGTTGCAGCGTTGTTGATTACTTGCCCACCGACAGAGAAAGTATTTGCTGTGCCGAGAGCAGCATAACCTGACAGCGTTGTATCTAGACCTGAAACTTGTGCTTGTGTAACTGTGCCTGAAATGTTTGCAACAGTGCCCGAAGCAAAATCGCTTACTTGACTTTTGGTTATAGATCCTGAGATTGTTAGGCTCGTGCCTGAGGTTGTCGAATAAAAGGCTGTTCCTGCTGTTGATGCTGTTCCTGCCGAAGTTGCACTTGTCGCAGAAGCAACAGTGCCTGAAGTGAAGTCAGAAACTTGAGACTTAGTTATGCTTCCCGAAATGCTTACAGAAGTTCCTGAAGTAGTCGCATAAGATGCTGTGCCTGCAATAGTTGCTGAAGCGACAGTTCCGCTAGAGAAGTCACTCACCTGAGAACGAGTGATACTCAATGCAGTCTGATCTAAACCTAGAATCGCCGAAGAAGAACTGCCTGTATTAGTTATCGGGGCTGTTACAGAGATTACACCTGAAGCACCTGTCGCACCTGTCGCACCTGTCGCACCTTGCAAACCAACAGTAGAAGCAGAAACTTGAGTTGTAGCTTCAGTTATAGCGACAGCAACGCTCTGCTCAGAGACAGTTACATCAGTTGTTGAATCTGTAACGCTAACAACAACATCACTCATCTAGTCACATTCCCTACAACAGTGAAAGCACCCTGCAACAAGCGAGTCACTGAAGCACCAGCAATCAACTCCAAATCATAAGCATAAGAACCTGCAGACAGAGCAGAAGATTGTGCTGAAGTAATAGCCACAGCCACAGTTCCCGCAGTGCCGCCCAAAGTAATACCTGACCCAGAAGTCAAAGACAACAAATATGCAGTTGAATCAGCTGCTTCACGAACCTGCATAGCAGCAGAATAACCGGTCAAATTCAAGGCTGTGCTCGACTGAGTGATAGTAAAAGTTCTATCCCAATCCGCACCCTGATAAGCAGTGATATTGTATGTTCCAGGATTAATCATTTCAAACCTCTACTAATCAAAAAAACTGCGACAGAAGTAACAACAGCAGTAATCAAAGCAGGAATCCATGCAGTTCGATTCTGTTGCTTCTCCAAATCACGAATCCTATTCTCGTGATCTTTGCTCGCCTCAAGAATCTGAATAGAGTTAGCCTTCAAAATTTCGATGTCACGAACAATCTGCAACAGCAAAGTCTGATTAGTTGGTTTAGTTGGCTCACTCATATATTCTCCTAAATCATAAGTTTACAGGGTTAGAAGGTAAACCCTAAATTCTGGAGCGACCCTAAACGGAAAGTAATGTGATGTCTCTCAGTGTCAGCGTTACTATCTAACCCAAGCACCTCATACTTCTTAGCGACAACCGAACCTGTTGCTGAAGGTTGAAATGCGACCCTAACAACATCACGCAATTCAATCGCTAAAACACGATTCTGATCTGCACTAGACAAAGATTCGACAGCAACAACCATAGACTCAGCCCTATATTCAGGAGACTTAAAAGCAGTCAAATAACTGTTTGCAATAGTTTGCGGTTGAGTAGTTGAAGTAGTCAAATTATCGCCTTGAGTGTATTCCCGCAGTCCATAAAGAGTCACAGCAGTTGAATCCGTAGCAGTCGCAGTAGCGTTCACCCCAACCACCGAAATGCTGTTATACAGTTGCTCTGCACCATAAGCGACAGTAATATCCATAAACGGAATACCTGTGCCATTACCATAAGCAGTGCCCTGACTATTTGCATCAGCGAAAGTGTAGATAGTCGGAGCTGAGATAGCAGTTGCAACGCTAGTAATCAAACCTGAGAATGAAGCATAAGCAGTCCCACTCCAAGCAACACTATTCACAGTTGAACCAGAAGCATAAGGAGCAGTCGAAGAAGTATAAGGGTTATAGTTGCCGTCAAAATAGTTTGGCAAAGTTGCTGTGCGCTCCAACTGCCAGCCATCACCATAAAAATAATTTGCTGCACCCGTTCCACCTGCACTAAAGCGAACACTCACACCAGCAACATCTGAACCCAAATAAGTATTCGTTATAGTGAACTGTTTCCAAGCAGTAGCGTTAGCAGCAGTAGCAGCAGCAAAAGCGTTACTTTGCAGAATATTGCCATACTGATCTAACAGAGAAACAGTGCCACCCACACCACCTTGAGCTGAAAGCAAAGCACTACCCTTCAACCAGACAGAGAAACCATAAGGATAAGAAGAAACAGAATAAGGATTATATTTAGGGGGGTTTATCTCCCAAAAATACATTTCATATCGGTTAAAAATAGTATTTACTGAAGCCCAGTTAGGTGTCCCACCATAGAGAGAAGTGACAGTTGAACTTCTTCCACCCATCATCCAACCATCAGAGCCATAAGGCGCATAAGTGTCAGTTCCACCATTCCAAATAGGAAGAGTAGCGGTAGCAGTGCCAGGATAAACCATCAAATTATTGCGGACAGTATTAGTCCACGACAAGTTAGCGAAACTACGATCCTTCATAACCATTACAGCTGAAGCATTAGCAAATAAGTCGGCAGGCTCAGAGCGAGCAACATTCTGCAAATAACTGAGCACATTATCGCCAGCATTATGTGAATCTGCACCCAAAACAGTTTTACCGAAAGTTACAAGCGAATACTCTGAAGCACCAAAACTATTAGCGTTTAGAATGTCTTTGACTCTCGACCCTGTATCTTGAACTACACCTTCAGTTCCAGCAGCAAACTTTGCGTTAGAAGCTTTAAACATTTCATCTAAAGCAGTGACAGTAGCGTTTCCGTCAAAACCTGCTTCCCCATAAGTGAAATCCCATGACTGAATGAAACCAGTGAAAACTCTTATACCGTTAGCAGAAACACGAATCTTTCCGCCAGGTTGAACCATCGTATAATTGCCAGTCGTATACCAGAGGATAGAGCTAGTGTTTAGCGGGTCAAAAGTGCGGTCATTATTAGTAAAAGTTATTGACAGCGTTCCAGCCGAATAGTCATCTAACTGTCGTGCAACACCTTTAGAGATTGTGACATTTCCTGCATAAGATGAAACATCAACATAACCGCTAGATCCAAAACTTATTTCAATCAGATAAGTAGGCAAAGCCATTAGTGCCCACCATAATGCATTGCAGTGCCTTTAGGGATACCCCAAGCAGAAGGAACACCACCATTAGTTTTCACATACTGAGACACAGCGTTAACAACTGCTTTAGGGTCAGCATTAGTCGCATTAACAGTAATGTTATAGGTAGTCAGGGGATTGACATTCTTGTTAGCAGGCTTACCTGAAAAATCAACATTAGAATTAGGAATAAAGTTTTGACCTACTACTGTGCTCTTTGTTGTCCTAGCATCTAATGCTGCTTGAGTTGGAAGTTTAGTATCACCAGAAGTAGTCAAAATAGCTGCAACAGTTCCCACAACAGGAACACTAGTCAATTTAGTCAGAAGAGTCTTACCGCCTGCACCAACAACAGCGGAAGGACTACCACCAGTAGGAAGAGAGTTCTTACCTTGAATCAAAACCATGGCTTTGACTAGGTTTGCAATACTTTTACCCGCATTAGCGAGCAACATAATTCCCTTTAAAGCAATCAAAGCAGGCAACATTTTGACTAAGGCACCAGCAACATTACCGAAACCCTTCATCGCATCACCATTACCAAATAAAGCAAAGAAATCTTTCACATAACCAAAAGCATCCTTGACCGCGTTCTTGATATCCACAAACATCTTGCCTGGTTTAGTTTTAGGGTTAGATAACTGTTCAAAGAACTTACCGACAGTTTCAACAATTCCACCAGGCTTAGTCATCTCAGTAACAAAATCAACAATCAAAGGCAAAACAACAGCCCCAAGTTTCTCCTTCAGAATGTCAATACTGTTATTAAACTTCATAAACGGGTCTGCCTGTTGAACTGCTGCACCCTCAACTTCAGTTTTCAAATCGCCAAACAAATCTTTAGACTTCTTCAACTCAGGGAACAACTTAATCAAAGAAGTCGTATTACCGTTAAACG